TTAAAACAGCTATCTCATCTTGGTAATCAATAGATAATCCTGTGATATTAGCAGGTGGATCTTCAAAGCCTACAACATAGTGATCTCCTGCAACATAAGTTGATTTATAATTAAGCGAGTTAATTGCTCTTACTTTAACATTATAAGTCGTACTACTTTCAACTGGTATTTCTCTTACTGTATTACTTGATAAACCTGCTGATTTATAAATTGAATCTGTACTTTTCTTATATATAACTTCATATTTATCTACGAAAAAATCTGATGTACCTCTAAAAGTAACAGTCATTATTACATTTAAATTACCCTCAGTAACATTAACCGCAGTATCAGTTATTGAAGTTAAAATTGGTGCTTGAACAGTTGTTGGATCAGGCAAATTGGTTGTTGGTGTATCAGGTTTTTGTGTCTTAGATCCAAATGTATAAATAGAAGATTGATATTCAATTGCTTCAATACCAACCATTCCTTGTGGGTGTATTGTTATACCCTCAACTAAAAACTCTTTTTCACTAAAACCGAAACTAGAATAAGTTACTTTTATTATATCACCAATAACAACATTAGTTCCCTCAGAAGTTGCATTAAATCCTATGCCTATTGAATTTCTTGATTTTTTCAAAACATACTCAGCTAAATCTTCTGCTTGATAATAATTAGTTACAGAATCTAAACTTATTTCCATTTCTAACTGTTCATTATTATCTTCTGCTAACATAGTGGCATATTTAAAAGCAGTAGGAACATTAGTTTCATCACTAGGTGGATAGACCGCTTCGTTGTTATGATAACCCTCATCTTCATCAGGAAATCTTGCTATCACTCTGTTAAATCTTGAATCCTTAGTTTCACCTTGCAAAACCATTCCACCAACAATCATATCTTCTGTAAAATTTAAAACGCTTGATCCTGTTCCCTCAATTTGTACTTTATATTTTCCACCAGTATAAACAAAATAAGATCTTGTCGCTGACATAATCTTTTTAACATTATCAATTAATGAAGCCTCTGCACCAACAAATGTATGCCCTGAAAATAATGGTTGCGTACTTGCTCCAGTGTAGGGTGTAACTGTACCATCACAAATACCACCTGCTGTTGCAAATGTTGCAGTGTCAATAACGCTTGTTGGTAAACCTTTACCATAACGAGAGTTAGTTAAATAATCAAAAACTTGGTATATTGGATTAGCACTATAATTATAACTAGCTGTGCCATTAGGTACTGTGTTAATTTTTTTACCTTTAATTAAAAATTGAATCTTTGGTAACCCATTAAAAGCGTCAGCATTATATTTGAATCTTAAAGCGGCACTAGTAACACCTTTACCTAAGTGTGAAGAAGTCCAACCTAAACTACTTAATTCTGAAAAAATACTATTATAGTTTACCCCATTGTCTGTACCATTAAAAAAAGCAAAGTTTGTTAAATAGTGAGTAGTTTCATTTCCATCTTTTTCTTCCGTACCTTTATAAACTTGGTGAGTTGTATCAATAGTTAAATTAGTTGCACTTGGGACTGAGGTACTAACAGCATATGTGCTTGAAATTGTTTGATCCGTACCATAAGCACTATATGAGCCTGTGTAAGTAGCGTATAATTTTTCATCAATATATAACTCTTTCATTCCCTCTACTTGTCCCTCACATAAAGCCAATACAAGATAAAGAAATTGATTGTCTGTTGATACTGCAATAAAAGCTATTGCTCCACCAACTTTCCTTGTACCATATATAATTGGTAATGGTGCGTCAGAAGCCCTTTGGTTAATTAAGACACCCTCATTATCCAACCTATCATTAAGATTAGGCATATCAGGCATTTTAGGTACAATGCTGTGCCAAATTTTCTCAAAAACCTTAATAATCTTTTTAATTGGAATGACTTTTTTAATGGTCTTTTTGACTTTTTTAACTATTTTTTTCCAACCCATTATTTTTTCTCCTTACCCCAATTTATATCAGCAATAGTTTGCGTGGTAAAATTAAAGAATACATCATTAGGAAATACTTTTTGCTGTGAATTGTTATTAGTTCTTCTACCATTTGACATACCAAAATTAGACCAATGATTAGCAACTTCTATTTTTATAAATGTTGTTTCGTTAGTTTCTTCTATTTGATAGCCGTGAATAAATCCTGTAAAATATTCATATGGGTTGCCAATAATAGCTCCATTGTCAGTTAAGAAAGCACGAAAAACAGTTACAGGTTTATGAATATGCTCGTTGCTTAAAAACAATGAAACAAATGTTAAATCTATACCATTAAGATTTATAGTCATCTTGCTTGTACTTATAGAGTTAGTTTCAACCAGTGATGGTATTCCAATAATGCTTCCGTCTGCTGTATAGGTATTGCCATCAAAAACTATGTCGTGATAAGCAGTTGTTTTGTAATAGGTTGTGCTTCCAATTTGAAACTGTAATAAATCACATAAAGTTAAATCATCAGTTGCTAACTCAGTTACTACATCACTATGTAATCCTCTTGCCATTAAATGACCTCAATCATATCTACTTCAAATCTATAAAACCCATCTTTTGCTAATCTAATAGCTTGAATATCATTAACCAATGCTACTGTAAATGGAACGCTATCATAAGTAACTGCTGAATCATTTGTTAATGCAGTTGTTAATGGTGGCTCTATAGTTACTGTTGCCGCATTACTTGATGAAGTTACATCAGCCACAACCATATAAACTTTGTCGTGTGAAGCAAATTTAATAAAATCACCTGCTTTAAATCTTCCTGCTCCATCACCTGCAAATCCGTCCATAGCAATTGTCGTATCGCCAACAGCGTGTACTCCATTCACTAGTACCGATCCTGTTTCAGTTCCCAATGCGTCATCAATAATTGGTGGCGTGAATGTAAATGTACCTTTAACACCTCTTTGACTTACTACAAAAGCAAACACTTCATTGAATTTGGCTCTTTGCATTGGTGGAAAACTAGCTGTAATTTGCCATCTTTGATCTTGAATTTGTCTAGTCTGTCTGCGTCCATTCATAGCGTCTGATACAAAAGTTGTCTGCGTAGTAGAAATATCAATGTTATTAGGCTCAGGACTACTTGGAAATGCACCACTCATACTAACGCTGGTCTCCCTTGCTCATTTAATGCTGAATTAATCATAGAAATTATAGTTCCCCTTTGTTCTTGTAACATATCTTCAAAACCATCTGCGTCTACTGTAGTTATATTAAAACTTACATTAGTTGTGCCACCACCAAGTGCATTGTTAGGTACTATTGTTCCTGCTGTATCAGGTACAAATAATTCTGCACCTCGTTCACCAACCACTGATGGTCTACCTATAGGTGGTCTTCCACCATCTGCAAAGAAGCCACCAATTATACCGCCAACAGCCGCTCCAACTCCACCAAATAAAGCACCACCAATAGCTGATCCAACAGTACTTTTTGATTGTTTCTTTTGCAATTCCATTTGTTTATTAAGTTGATTATTAGTAAATGCAGTTTGCTGACCAAACAATAATTGCGCTGTACTAGCGATACCTGTAGCGATAGCCATTGATCTTAATGAGTTAGAAACTTTTTTAACTGCGTCTTCTTTTTTACCTAATTTTTCTTCAATAGCATCTAGAATATCTTTTAAGAATACAGCCATAATAACTGCTTCTAAAACTGCTGAAACAAAGAATGTTAATATTTGAATACCAACATTTTTAAATACTTCACCCATAGATTGTCCTGTAACTATGGCTCTAGCAACAGAATCAGTAAATGTCTTAACTGCTTTTTCAGCAGAATCTACCGCACCTTTAAATCTAATTTTTAATCTGTTTTGTGCATCACTTAATCTATCACCAAATGTTTTAGTAGACTTACCTGCAACTGAAATTATTTCATTTAAATCTTCAAGATTTTTTCTACTAGCTAAAACTTGTTTATCCATATCAGCTAATATTAATAATGCTGATTCATAGAATGATCTTTCTGCAATAGGTTTATTTACAATATCTTCAATCTTTATAGTTTGTTTTTTAAGACCCTCAAAACTACCTGCAATATCTCCTATTTTTTTATCTAATCCAGTTAGTTCTCCAACTTTTCTTAAAACTGCGTCTACTACAATTAAAGCACCTAGTCCTTTTTTACCTAAAAATAATAAACCAATTATGCCTAATGATTGTGCTACAGGTGGTAAAGCATTAAATATTCTTACAATATCGCTTATAGCAGTTTTAATTACATTAAAAATAGGTTTTAAAACATCACCAGTTGCCGCACCAAACAAAACAATCTTTTTAATTATGTTTACAATATTACCACCAACAACCATTGCAAATTCTTCAATAGAGGTAAAATTATCTTCTATAACTTTGTCAATATTTGCAAATGCAACTTTAAGAAAATCAAATGGTGCAGAATCCATTACTGCTAATTTAAACTTGAAGAATTTATCTCCTAGCATTGATAAAGTACCATTAAATGTCTGTGCTAATGATAAGGTTGCTTTTCCAAAACGACCATCACCGCTAAAATCTCTTTCAAAGGCTTCGACTGTTTCTTCTATAGATACAATTGCACCTGCTTTAAATCCTAATAAGGCTCTAACACCTCTTTCTCTAAATAAATCTGCCGCACCGATACCACCACTAAATGATCTTTGTATCTGTTCTGCCGCAGTTCTAAAGTCTAATCCTGTTACTGCCGCAACATTACCTGTTATTTCTAATACTCTATTTAAGTCTTCTGCGTCTTTAGCGACAACCGCTAGTGAGCCTGATGCACCTGCTATCTCATCAAGACTAAATGGAACTTTACCTGCAAATGTTGTTAAGTTGTCAAATGCTTTAGCACCCTCTTTAGCACTACCAAATAAAAATTTAAATCTAACTCGTAAAGATTCTACTGATCTAGCTGTATCAAGAAACTGTTTACCTACCAAAGCTATACCTAAACCTGCAAAAGCGTTTCTTAAATTAAAAACTTGACCTTTTAATCTGTTGATACCTTTACTGACACCACTAAGTGCGGCTTTGGTCTTGTCTCTAGCTACTATATCTATATTAACTTTTTTAGTCATAAAATCCTTTATCTAAATCTGTCTTCTTTTCTGTCTTCTTCGTTTATTGTTAGCCACATAACTAACAAATAACGATCACCACTATAAACTGGTGAGCCTCTATGTAAGTGT